TTCTTACATTACGTCGATATATAATAAATTCTTCCTTGCCAAAAGTAAAACTGGAATATAAATTATCTTGGACAGTCTTGCCATCAGAAACCACATAGAAGTTATTTTTATTCCTGATCTTCTTTCTTACTTTTTGTAGGTTTCTTGGGTCCATGATTCCATATGGGAAAGAGACATAATACTTATCCGGTATTAGCCAATTGGATAACTTAGATGAGATTTTTAGGCAAGACAAGGCCCCAGTGATCACAGACCAAGATAGACAATCCCTCTTATATCTATCTCTTGGGTGAATAGGGACCCAATAAATTGGTATTCTCTTTCTCCTGTCTTGTGGGAAAGCGCCGAATTTGTTATAAAAGTGAATTGGATCTTGGATGAAGTCACCAACCCTATACCTAACCATTGGAGCTATGTCGTCATTACAGATGATCCATATTGTGTCACAACCAGCAAATGCCGCTTCGATCACAGCAGCTTCAATCATAGTGTAGTCTGGTGCTATGGGCAATAAACAATCAGGATACGGCATTCCATATTCTAAAGGCTGGCCGGCAACCGGTATGATCCCTGCAAGATGGAAATTTGCTTGTGACGAAAAAGCCTTTTCGCTAGATTCCATGCTTTACCTTCCCGTCTCTCATCGCATAAGATATCGGATATGTTTCTAACTGGTTGATAGTCATGCATTACTTCCCTGTGTGTATGTTCAATCTTTGTTGCATAATGAAGTTGTGTTCCATTTTTAGCATAGCCATTCGATTGGCCCCTAATGCCTGCATTCTTCATCATTTTTAATACCTTTAGTCTTGCTATGCCCTCCGTAAAATCTGGACTGGTCAAGACTGCTGTCGCTAGCACAGATTCAGCACATGCGTCCTTCATAATTCCGTTGGAACCAATTCTATTTGCTGGGTAAAAATGGAGAGTGTGAACAAAATCATATTTTTTATCTGTGAGTCTGTTATACTGATGATTATTACCAGATCTCACATGAAACCAATCATATACATTAACTTTTTCATCGATCTGCTTTTCCCATGCAACCACCTCGTCAGCAACAACGGTGATTCTTTTATTAAATTCGGTCACCAATACAAAGCGATTTTTATCGCTACGGAATGTCTTTACGGTGTTTGGGAATATTATCTGACCGGACATTGACAGCAAGAACGTCAATCGATCCCACATTTCAGACTTCCTAATTGCTCGATTGCTTTCGTATCCAAGAAACTTAAGATTCCCATGGTAAGGAAGCTCCGATAACTCGAAGGGATAAATAGGATTCAGCAACAACACTTGTTCGTCATTAATAAAAGAGTGAAGCAAACACTCCAAAGAGCCGCCAACATTTAATTTCTCGAAACGATATTCAGTTAACACTATTACCTCTTAAAATTCTTATAGAAATCAGCAAGACCAGATGCCCTGCTGGTAAACCGGCTTGACTTAGGTTGTTCTGGGTTTGGATTGTAGTTAGTGTTTATGTAAAACTTATAAACATCTTCTATGTCTTCATCAGCAGGAGGTGTGAGATCCTCCTTAGCTCCCAAAATAGTAAGAATATTTGATAATTTACGACCGGGGTTGCCTGTCGCATTTGGCTGATTATCAAACATAATACCACTGCGGTCTGGGGCTCTATAAACCGTTACAGATGTTACTATCTGATAATCTGTGTTTCCACCGTAGATCCATTTCATTATATTAATGTCTTTGGTGATCTTTTCTATTTCGTCTCGCTTCAGCTTATCATTCAATTTGGAGAAGAATTCAGGGTCACGGTCGGATACTAAATAATTTTTAATATAAGATTTAGCCACATCCCTATAAGTCTTACCCCTTTCCATCTCGCGAGCGGCTCTGTCATAATCGCCACTTCTCTCGCGATCAGATTGGCCTAATCTTTTTTCAGTCGGAGCCGTCTCCAACAACCATTTTTTCCACTCGCATATTATCTTCTTCATCTTTATCCATCCTCAAAATAAACTGACTTGGTATTCTCTTAATTAGTTCGTCGCCAAGCATTACATCATAAGCAACGTAGAACCCCTCTGGCATTCCTCCCCCCGGAAGTCCCATGCTATAGGGGCCTTTTACAACAATCCCATATTTTATTTTCCAATCTCCTGCTATTGTTTTGCCAAAGTCACTGAGTTCTACAAGGTCGCCAAGTTTGAATTTATGTTCCACCTCGCAGTTTCCTGTATGAATTAACAGTCACCGGCCATAGATCTGTGGCGATTTCTAAACAAGCCTCTGCGACCTTTTGAATCTCCCATTGCGCGCCATCATGAGTCCGAAGATCGATAAATTTGAGAAGATTGTTAAGATTAACAGTCCCGTAATATTCTGTATATAAGTTTTGTGGCAGTATACCTCTTGCTTGCTCTCGACAAACACCACTACCAATTAATTTTTTATACAGTTTAAGTGATTCGTGGTGATGCATCTTTATAAGATTAGCGGCAGTCGTATAAGAATTAGGAACTAATGTTTTTTCATGGTACCCAAATGACGGGTTAATCAGTTCGCCTGGGTTAGATGCCTGTCGATTTGATTTATGCTGGGCTCGGAATTCCTCTGGTTCATAAAATTGTAAATCTTTGTCGGTATATCTTCTAGATATTTCATTGTAGGACCATGTTCTATGACGATGGTGCTGAGAACGAACGAACAAAGGGACAACAAATTTGAAGGTAACAAGATTATGTTCCAGTGTAGAGGTATGTTTATGTTTGATAAGGTAATTAATAAGTCGCTTGTCGCGTTCATCCAAACTAGACTTTTGAACACCAAAACTGACCCTTGCGCTATTAACAACGGTAACGTCACTGCCCATATGATCAACGTAACATACCGAACCAATGCCATCATTATATAGATCAACTTCCTTTTCATAATCGCTCATTTATTTTCCGTTATGTCAGTTGGGTTCGGGGGCGAACCTTTCGGCATAGTGTGAACTTCGTCACCAATGCTTTCTGACGAATCGAAAAAGGGAATATAAAACTTTTTACCACCAGCTTGAGAAAACATGTCTGTTCTTTTTTGTATCTCCGAATTCTTGAATATGCTAGTTCTATAATCTGTTATTTGATAGCCAGCCATATCGTGTGAGTCATCATATTTTAATTCGACAAAATAATAATGAACGTGAATATCTTCACCAATCTTATCTTTTTTGCCAAAAATGAATGAGTGCTGCGGCCATTCTTTGTTGCTAGAATAAGCTGACATCGCTCGAATATCCACATCTGGGATCACAAGGGAGTTTTCGTCATTGTTAAAAAACCTGCCCTTTATCTGTTCGAATGATTTGCCATCTTGCTTGATCATATCCATAAGTTTTGTCATCCTTCTTTCATTATCAAAAGAGGAAGATGCTTGCCCAAGTGGGTTTTCAGCAGACATAACTCCAAAACCCTTCATTGACTCGTCTGAAGGGCCGATGATGGACATAACTCTTTTAAACTTACCGGGGGTTTTGCCACGACCTTTCCCTTCGTTAATTAGTGGTTCCTTCAAAACCATGGTTTGCTCTCTCTTAAGGCTAACAATCATTTCTTTAAGTAATTTTTGTGTTATTTTCATCTGTAATTCTCCCATAAATATAGTTTTCTAATACTAAATAGACTGGTTTTTCTGTTATATCAACATTGCATAGCATTCTTCTTTCAATAATAATGTGATCCCCACTATTGAGAAGTGATGAGAATTTAGAATCCCTTGAAAAACCCAAGACCTTGCACTTAAGATACGAAGATAATGGCTTATTATAATTTTCCGGAAGCACTATGGCAACATTTTGCTCTTCCTCCGGCTCTTCTATTGGCTCAACCAATATGTAACGATTAAATGGTATAAAATTCATGTAAACCTCCAGTGTATATTATAACACACAAATCTGTAACTGTCAACTAAAAAACACTACATGCTCCGCCAGCACATGCAATTTCACCCTTAAGATCTGTTTCGTCTTCCTCTTCTATAACTTGCATAAGATCGATTTCAACAAGGGATTTATACATTTCTTTATATTTCTCTGCGGTGCAATCCTCAAAAGGAGCTTGGCGATAGGAGCCACCATTATATGGTAAGATGGCCAAACCATTATAGTGCTGACGGTTTTTCCACATCCAATCCCCCACCTGATCCCATTCATGTTCTTTTACAGTTATGGTAGCAGAAACATTATTGGTATTCTGGCCGGAACGGTGTCCAATTTTAACCCAGTTTGTGTGAACATCCTTTACCCTCTCTAAGAGGTTTAGGGCACTTTCTATCCGTGTTATACCTGATTCTGGTGATTTCTGGGGAACAGATATAACGGCGGTGTCATGAGGGCGGAAATATTCGTCCTCAACAAGCTCTGGATGATTTTGGAGTAAATAATTATAGATTGCCTCATTCTTCCCAACTCTAAGTCTGCGGATATAATGATCAGCATGCCATGCATGAATTCCGCTTGAAGTACCAAGAACAAGAGAGGTTGTTCCTGCTGGTTTAGTTGTAGTGCAGCGAGAGGCTGGTTTGATTCCAATTATATTAGCAATCCTTTCATTCTCTTCGTTAACAATCTTTGCTGCTCTATTCATATCAAGATTGAGTACTTTGTCAGAGGCGATCCCTGTCATTGAGACTCCAATTAGATAATCTTTTTCTGTATTTCTCTGCCATACAGGGCGCAAATAATGAAAATCAGTATACGATGCTTGTAAAGTCCCTATAAATGCCCCTGCCCTAGCTCTTGCATTATATTCTTCTTGAGAGTCAATGTCACTAACATTTATCTCCGTTAGGTTACAAAACTGAAATGGTCTCAGGGCGATTTCACAGCAAGGGTTACAGCCATATTCTTTATCATTGGTCAAATAAATACCGGGTTCTCCACAGCCTGAAGCCCTGATTCTTTCCCACAATTTCATGAAAGTATCTTTATCAATGCGGTGGCGCATAGCGACAACAGAGTTATTAGCCCGACCGCGCTGGGGGTTAATCTCCCACCAGTTACCTGACTTGGCAGCAAGCATATCTTCATCATCAATACTAAAAAGAGAAATAAGAGCAGCACGGCGAATACCGCCAGCCAAAACAGCGTCTGCGACATGACATACGATGTCATGAACCTCAATAGTAGTGAGTCTTTCGCCGTTTTCCTTTCCATCAAGCGTTCCCTCTATCTTAACCAAACACTCCCTTAAAGGTTGGGGTCCGGGTGCCTTACCCCCACTAGTAACTAGTCGCTCACCTTTAGCTCTTATATCTGAATAATCAAATCTTAACTGTGATGTACCTTTAAAGTAAGACTTAATTAAGGCTGTGACCGCGTCAGACCAGCCTTCGATAGAATCTCCAATCAAAAATCTTCTTGTTCTTTTTTTATTAGGCCTAAGAATTGAGGGTAGTTTTTCAACATGATGCTTCTGTACTGAAAATCCAACCCCTGTTCCTCCCAATAAAAGAAACATTATTTCTCCAAAAACACGCATATCATCAATAGGAGCATAGGCACAATTAAAAACTCGGTTTGGGCTAATCTCAATTGGCTTTCCTGCAAATTGCATGGAACGCATAGAAGGTAAGACTTTCTTATCATAAACAAAGTTATAAGTCTGTTCAATCTCGAATGCTAAATCTGGGAATTTTTTCAAGTGCATTTTTTTGTTTCTTGTTACCAATTCATCCCACGTCTCTCGACGATTCTTTTCTGGTAGAAATCTTGCATATTTCATATGCACCGTTATATCTGATAATATTTTGTTGGCTGTGTTCATTTAATGTCTCCTATTTTCCACGAACTTCTGCGTACTTATTTTTTAAATAAGATAAATTACTCTCGCTTGTTGGCTGAGTTTTTTCCTCGGTCGCCTCACTTCTTTCTAATGCTTTTATAGACACGTTTGATGTATCCATAAAGATCGGGAATACCAAACCATCAGGGCCGTTTCTATTCTTTGCAATAAAAAACCTCCCTGTGTTTGATTGTTTGTCTTGTGCTGTTCTGGACAGTGAGAATATGAAATCTGCGACAAAGCACTTATTAAACGCTTCGGAAATTGACTCCATGGTGATGACTTCTGCATTTAAGCCACCACGGTTAGTTTGTGAGCATGTCCAGACTGGGCATTCATAGGTTTGTGCAATGTTTCTAAGATCTTCATATATGCTCTCTAAGTCATGACGTTTCTCTCCGTGGCTTTTAACCGGACGGAGCAAATCAGCGTAATCTACTATTATCATATCAGGGTTTGTGCCCCTCTTTTTGAGGCGCTCTATATGACTTTTTAATGTTTGAGTACTTGCCGATTTTGTTGGATATTCTTTAATAATTAGATGTCCTTTAATGTCTTTTACTTGTTCAACAATATTAAATTTATTTCTTAATAAATCATTAAGTTTAATCCCTGTTATACAAGAATCAAACCTTTGACCAACTACCGTATCTGCCAACTCTAGAGTGTAATAGATGACAGTTTTACCCTCTTTCAAAGCTGTTGCTCCAAGATGCACCATAAGCATACTCTTTCCAGCGCCAGTTGGGGCTATGGCAACACCAAGCTCTGACTTTCCAAGACCTCCCTGACAAATTTCATCAACTCTCTGCCACCCTGTTGTGACTGGGTTTCTGGATTTAAGTCTGAAGCGATCGTCGATATCCATGTGATAATCATGTCCGAAATCAACGTTTGTACCAAGTTTCATTGCGTCCTCAATAACAGTAGCGATTTCCTCGAATGAAGACGACTTAAGAAGTTTAACAGACTGGATCATCGCTTTTTTAAGTACTTGCTTGCGACAAAAATCAATGGCATGTTCTTTAATAAAATCAGATCCGTCGATCTCGTGAGAATTAATAACTTTAGCATAAAATTGTCTTATTTGCTTCTGTAGCGCGCCTGTATATGAATCGAGACCAGAGGTTATATTAGTCGCCATAATCTCATAGCTTGGGTGTTGTCTATATTTCAATCTATACTCTATAAGCATGTTTGTGAATACCTTAAGGTGTTCATACTGTAAATATTCCACGTCAAGTACTTCACATATCTGATCACAAAATGTCCTATCCTGAAGCATCAGGTGACACAAGTTCTCTTGAAACGTCTTTCCAAACCTTTGAAAAGTTTCATGTTTTAATTCCATATCATCCTCCGAATGTTTTATAACTACTGTTTAATTTTCTTAAAAGCCACCCACATGTCTGTTAAATTAAGAGAACCTTGGCCATCCTCCATAAGCATTTTTGAAACATTTATCTTACTAAACAAAGGTTCATAGCTAGATAAAGTATAGTCAATTTGCCTTCTTCCTTGAAAAGAAATACTTGGTTCATACAATTGCATAATATTATAATTACTCTTAACACGTTCTTGGTATTCTATCAACTTTTTATGTACAGATTTTTTGTTCTTTTCCATCTGACATTGAGTTAGAATATCTGAATAAGATACTTGGCGCGGTTTATCAAGGAAAGGAAAATATTTAACCATAGTCTTCATGCCGATTCTAGGAACACCAACAAGGTTATCCGAGGAGTCACCTTCAACAGCCCGGACCAAAGTAAAATTAGTGGGATGTACATTAAACTTAAAAACCAATTGAGTTTGGTTAATCAACTCTTTTTGTATGGGTCGCCAAATATATGTTTGATCGTTCTCACACAATTGATAGAAATCTTTATCAGAAGATACTATTATCTTATCCCATCCTTCATATTTTTTATATGAGTTAACATATGCTATTACATCATCTGCTTCAACATAATCCAGTTGTAATTGTACTACTGGCATTTCATTCAAGTATTCATGTAATCTCAACTGCTGGTCTCTTCGATTTTTATAAACTTCTTCATCAGGCAAATCTATCATACGACGATTGAAGCGGACAGGCCTTCTACCTTGTTTGTATTCTTTGTTAAGTTGTCTTTTTTTCTCTGATCCTCCATGCCCATCCCAGCAAATAACAACCTCGCTGGGGCGGAAATCACGACATAGTTTTTGCAATGATTTTATAAAACCAATCGTTCCTCCGTTTGGAAGGCCCTTTGGGTTCATGCTTGGGATAACTGTATAGCTTCTTAAAAACATATTAAGAGCATCAATTATTAATACCCTTTTTCTATTACTTGGTTTTGCTGTTACAACCTTCATATTGCCTCCGATGTTTATATAATATAACCTACTCTTATAACCCTGTCAAATAAAAAAACCCCCGGTATATTTCAACCGGGGGCCAAACAAGGAGATAACACACAAACTACGACTTATATTTTTCTATCAGGACCTCGTCCATAAGAGAAATAACAGTCTCCCTAAAACTTTCTTCTTTTAACTTATTAAGCCACTGTTTCGCTTGAAATTTCGCCGTTTTTCCGCTATTCAGTGTAAGGGTATACCAAGCACCGGAAAGCGTTAATTTGGGTGTTTTTGCAAGCTTAAGAACCTCTAGCCAAGACTCTCTATCTTGAATGCAGACGTTTTGATTTGCCCACATTATTTTAAAGTTACAGTCTCTCCCCTCCGATCCAAATCTGGACTTTTTGAGGAAACATCGAACATGAGAACCTACACGAACACCGTCTTCATCAATAGCGAATGAGGCTTTAGCTCGCCGCTTTGTAAGCCAAATACGTAAAGACGAAAAGTATTCAATAGCCTTTCCGCCTGGAGCGATATAAGGCTCCATGAGCATTTCTGCTGGACGGGAAGAAATATTTGTCTTGAGTTGATTAATCAGCAAAAGAGTTGATTCGGTATTCGCAAGAGGAATTGTAAGTTTGGGAAATGCCTTCGAAAAAATTCTTGGCTTCACAGCCATTGAGGACTGGGGGTTATAATCTCCTTCCACATCCTTTTCCGATGGTGTAGCGGCAATAGAATCCCAGATAAACAGAACACGCTGATCGGCATATTCATTCATAATATATTCTATCGTCTCCAGCGTTTTTTCAACACTGACCGCCTGAATGTAGAGTAACCCATTCTTAGAACAACCTGCCTTCTCCAAGAATTCTACATCAATTGCCGACTCTGCATCGAAGTATACAACAAACATATCTTTCTTCTGTGCGTTTGCCGCTATTTGAACTGCCATAAATGACTTGCCTGATCCAGATAATCCAGCGAGTTCAGTTATCTTTCCAACTGGTATGCCAGCTTCTAAGCCCGGCTTAATAATACAATCAAGCCAACGTGAACCAGTTGGAATCCAATCTCGAACATTCACAGGGTTCGAGTGGTTCAAATCATGAGCCATTTCAAGTCCAATCTTCTTATTAATCTTCTTGGCCATTTCACCAACATTAATCTTTCCTGTATGCTTACTCATTTCAACTACCTTTCCCATATTAAATAGCCCCCGTATTGTTAACTTCAACAAACTCTAAAAGTTGCTGTTTAGTCTTCACACCAGTGTGTCGATTGACAACTTTCCCATCCTTAATAACAATTAAAGTTGGTATACTTCTTACATTATACTTTTTAGCCAATTGGCCACTTTCGTCAACATTTACCTTTGCTACAGTCACCTTACCAGCCAATGTGCTGGCTAATGATTCCAATACCGGACTCAGTTTGCGACAAGGCATACACCAATCTGCGTAAAAATCAACTAGCGTTGTGCCGGTTGATGTCTCGGTATCAAAGTTGTTTTCATTTAGTCTTTTTACTGTCATTTGTTCTCCTGTTAATGATACCTGATATAAACTTCAGTATCCGTTGTTTCGTCACCTGTATCTGATGCTGAGTCTTCCTCATCACCACAGGCAAATAGTAAAATTATTAATAATATATTCACACTTCCTCCATAAAAAAAATGCCCCTATATTTATAGTACCGGGGCTCTGCACTAAACTACACTAACTAACCATTGATGTGTCGTTATTCATAAATGATTTCAGAGCATCATCAACAGTTTTTTGCTTATTGTAACGTTCCGTTTCGCTTGAGAGAGACTCGGAGGATTCATCGGAGGATAAGTAATCGTCCAACAGCGATTGAACTTCGGAGGTAGAATGCCGCTGGAAGAGCGTCTCCATCTCAGGTACAGAATTCAACAATTCGTCACAATCGCCCACTTCTTCATCACACAGTACAGATGGGCGACGACGAGGCTTTAGCGTAGTTTTAGGAAATGATCCCGGAGTTCCGGGAATAATATAATTTAATACGATATCAGTTCCGGTCTCGGCATGAGTGATATCGCCGTAGTCAGGGTCCAAGACATATGATAATAGAGTTTCATAAGCCATTTTGCCATAAGCCCATACTCTTACACCCTTGCTTTCTTCACCTCTAACAATAATCGGTGAATAATAGCGCTTTCGAGCAAACAATTTCTTTGCTTCTCTTTTTGCAGTGTCGTCATTATTATCAACACCTTGTCGCCACAACTTTGAGGCGAAATCACATATTGGACAGTCTTCCCCATGATTGCGTTTGGGGCAAAGAATGCCAGGGTTCCTTCCAACATTATAATGGAAGTGGAATTCCTTAAACGGGTCGCCATCATTAGTTGGAATGATGCGAACAGTTTGATCACCCTCAGATGGGCGCCATTTTGTATTGTCTTGTTTTCTGCCATTGTTACGTGACAATTCGAGCTTTGCTCTCATTTGTTCTATATTTAAAGCCATGATGTTTTTTCCTTTTGTTAGTTAAGTTTTTTGTCCTTAAGGACTAAGGTCGGAGGGGAAAACCCCTCCGCCATAGTGGTTGAGATTCTTAATGTATTGAAGTCTACTTGTCAGACCTCCTTACAATTCAAAACACTCAACACTTTTAATATAACCTATTGGTTATTGGTTGTCAAACGAATAATTGACAGATTTTGAAGAAACAGTCCCTACAACCGTTCCATGATTAAAAGTACGGAAGCCTCGGCTTTCCGTATCATACACTACTTCAATTTCTCCATTGCTTCTACTATAATTTTCAGTAGTAGTCTTGGGAGTCATCGAACTCGGGAGATCACTCACTTTAACAAAACTCATTGTTCGTCGAGTTCCGTTTCGCTTTACGAATGTTCCGGTGTATTGTGTAATTGTACTCATATTTCCTCCAGTATTAGTTATGAGTGGCGAGATTTATGCTTTTTTGATAAGGCAGAATGTGATATTGTGTGATTAAAGTATATCAACAATGACCAAATGCAACATAAAGTTAATCTCTTTTGTTGTTCTTTTATAATGTAACCTATTGAGATCAGTTTGTCAAATAATTTTTTAATTATTTTTGGAATTTTTGATAAAAGCTCAGGGTAAAAGCTCAGGGTGATCACTAAAGAATTTCGACCAATGAAAGTTAGTGTCTTCAACGATCCACGACCACTGCCCAAGTTCATCAGGATTATGAGCATAAATCTTTGCGTATGAATGTAAAAAACTTACTGCTAGAGATTCAGGCAATTCTTCACAAATAGTATTAAGTATTTCTTCGATCATTTGATCTCCATAGATTGAATATAATGCGTTAGCTTAACCGAATAAAAGAATGATTGTTTATGTTGAGACGAATAAATTGCAAATGAAGAACTAATATCTTTCTCTTCATCAGCAAGAACGCGGCTTCTTATAAGCGGAATCAAATCTTTATTGTTTTCTAAGTTTTGCTTGCTTATGCTATAAATATACCATGTTTCCGTGATATTGTCAAGGGGAAAAAGCATGTTTTCTTCATTTTGTTTGAAATCCCCGATTGAAACTGTATAAATTCTTGAAATTATTTTTGGCTCATGCAAAGACCCCATGACAGGGCTTTCCGACTTAAACCATTCTATCGTTTCAAATGTATTTGCGATGGTCGTATTAAGATTAGAATACATATCCATTATTGATTGATTTCCGATGGATTTTAATGTCTCCCTATTGGAAATAAGGCACATGCTGTTGATAAGCCCAGACCTTGTATATTCCTGTAGTACATTGTACACCACCTTATGTCTTCTCATTATTGTCGTACCTGACAAATCAGAATCAGGACAAATATATATAACATTTATTTTTTTATGCTTAATACTCTCCAGCAGTGCAAGGGAAGCGGATGAGCACTTACTACCTCCACAAACTACAAACCAACACTCGTTCTCTTTGAAAGACAATCGTTTTTTGAATTTGGGACAGTAATTCTCAAAATCCTCCTCCGTCTTACACTTAGATGGAAAGTCAGACTCTACTATCGATACCTTCTTGTAGGCATCAGAAAACTTTTCAATTATACCTGCACCAGCAGATCCTAAACCAATTAAGACCATGATACCTCCTTAAGATCTCTGAGGTTGTGACCAGCATGTATTGAGGACATGAACCAGCCCAACTGTGTATCTTCGAATATTTCTTTAATTTGTGGAAGTAGGCCCCGATCACCTAATTTAAGATCAATCGTCAAGGAATCATGAACAACAGAATGAACAAACGACTTTGTATTTTGTACAAATTTATTTATTTTAACCGCTTGTTTCATACAGTTGTCTGAAGACGAAGACTGTAGGAGGTAGTTGAGAGCATGAAAATCGTCAGCCTCAATCTTCCTGCCGAATGGAGTGGAGACGATACCATCTTTATAATATTTATTTAATAGTAGTCTGCGATCATAATATTCAGAGTCAATCGCAGTTGAGTTTGGGTTGTAGAGCCATGCTAGGAACTTCGTCTTCGCTGTCTTTCTATCATACTTACCATCGAACAGATGTTCCCTGTTCCACTCGTGGATGTCAACCTCCGGTGTGGTTCCTGTGGAAAGCGATATGAAGGCTCGAACCTCAGCACCATTTAAATCAAAGGAGACAAAGATATCATTCTTGGGCACAACACAGTTGGCGATTTCCTTCTTGAGATTCATTATTGGAAAGGAACCTTTCTTGGTTGTCAATCGTCCAGTCTTTGAACCCCACACATCATAGCAAATAGGTATATTTTTACCGTTCAATGTCTTCAACAGTGTCTTTGCCTTCAAATCAACTTTGGATGTCCTCTTAAGGGCTTTTTGATCGATTAAGATGGGGTTTTTCGCTATTTGATGAGCCATGATGTGGAGATCAACCATAAAGCCATGATTCTGTGGTTTCTCGTTATGTTTGAAGACCCAATCACATATATCATTTTTAATTTCGCAATAGTGCATCAAATGTTGTTCCGGAATGACATCAAATAGACAAAGCTCACTGAGCTTTATTTTTGCATTCACTGCGGAGTTGATGAATGCTTTGATTTTATCTTCTCGTTTTTTGTATCTTGGTCTGAGATGCTCTGGAGCCGCTTCAGAAATGGATTGACCACCAGTGTAAATGCTAGCATAACAAACATTGCGATTATCAAGCCTCCTATCCCAGTTCCAAGTTCCTGTGACATTATCAGGGATTCTATCATATGTAAATTTTCCATTGCTATATACTCCAAAACATTCTGCTCTATCATCAAGAATTTGAAAATTCATTTACCCTCCGAATCTGTTTTTGTACCTATAATTTGATTTAATAATTGAGTTGATCCCACCCCGTTTAGAACTAAAAGTCTGGCGAAACCTTTCATTAATATATCCTATTGCTCTTGCGCTGTCAAATTTTTTATTTATATTCTTTGCATTATTTATTAAAATTTGTAAATCAGATTTCTTAAAAGTATATCTTTCTTCAATATTTTTCATATTTGCATAAACTCTAATAAGCTGTGATGTTATTAAAGAATCAGAAACACTATCAATCCTATTTCTATTTATTATATTATATATTAATTTATTATTATTACATACAGTATATTTTTTCTCTATAGGATAAAATAATACAAATTTATTATAATTTCTTAGAATTACTTCTTCTAATAACTCTAAATCATATTCATAAGCAGGAGTAAATCGGTTAGCAAATAAAGAAGCAGCCGATGCAATCAAGCGCTTAGACAGATGCTTTTCTTTCATAATTTTCGAATCCAAATCAGCGAAGATAACCCATGGAGAGTTTTTTACTATACTAAAGCCGTGTTGCCTACAGGCATTTATATAATATTGAAATGCCCTATTTGTTAAAAAGAATTCTTCTTTTAATCCGTCGTCGTCAATGCTTAAATCTGCGATACTAATAGCTATGCCCGTTGTAAAGATGGATGACTTTTTTGTTTTTTGCCAAGATGAAAACGTTAGCGGTATATTCGAAGTTAAAATTTTCAAATATTTTACAAGCCCATTCATGTAATCGTTAATTGTAATTATTTTTGATCTTCTATTTTGTGCTACAATGTAGGTTTCAGCATAGACGGTTAATATCCCCTCCATATACTGAGAGTACAGTTCGATTGGGCTTTCATACCCCTTGACTGCGTTGATGACGGATAGATAAGGATCTTCCTGTGGTATTGCGTTGAGCAAGCAAGCATTTCGAAATGCTGTTTTTATGTTCTCAAAGGCTTCTGCGACAAAATCAAACACACGAACCGTTGCTTCTTGTGACTGTGGGCTTACAATATTAACCATGTGTTGTTCGTTAGGAACAACCGGCAGCATGTTTGTATCAATTCTGCCGTACATTTGATATTCCCCAAATGTCATATCTCTAACTACCCTCGGTGAAGCTTCAAAATCTTCATATGCTCCAAGGTGGTATTTGCCTCTTTCATAATATAATTTTATACTTGATCTTAACGAATTTTTTCCTTTAAATCTTTTAGCCATATTCTAACACTCCATTAAAAATTATTATTCAGACGTAGCAAAGCTATCCGAATCACCATACACACTTGTTTCTTGTTTATTTTCTGAAATTGGCCTTGGGCCTGCATCAGCAGGAACAGGGACTATCGAACTGATAGGGTTCCCCTTTTTATCCCACATTAGTTCCCCGTCTACCCATGCAGTCTCCACCCATTGACTGAGTGCGCCATCATAAACATAGGGCTCCATTTTCTCTGGGTTTAATTTTTTAGCTGTATCTGGTACTCCCTCTGGTCGTTTTACTTTTTTCGATTTTGTTGTGCTCCCACTACCGCCCACAGGTGCTCCTGCTCCAGCAGAAGAGGCTCCGCCACCCACGTTAGTAACAGTAGGAGCCGGGCCAGATAAACCAATATCTGTTATGCCTGCTGTTTGCTCTAGAAACAAACCTTGTAATTGCGCTTGTCTTTGATTTATAAAAGAATTACAATAATTTCCTTTTTGTGAGCCCCCTGTAGCTACCCCTGACGCTACATCACCTAATTTGCTAGTGCCTTGTTTGACTCCGTTTGGATCTTTTTTGTTATCGTCCTTTATGCCTGCGTTTTTCTCTCCGTCAGAATCACCAGAGGTTCCAGCACGATCTTTACTGCCATCTCCGCTATAGGTAAATTGGGTCTCAAGTGTAGTGGTAAACTTACCCGGACCTATTGATCCGTTTACCCTTATCACACTGTGGTAGCCTCCAAATCCCAACGAATTCGCTGCGGATCTGCCTTTGCCTTCATGGTCTGGGCCGACTCTTGGGTTCATTTGGTCTCCTGTACCTAGAGAAGTTGGCTCGATCCAAACATTCATTCCGGGCACATATAGTGTATTTCCAACCAACTCCAATGTTACCTTATACACCGCTCCAAGCTGTAGCATTTCATCATTACCTTGGCTCAGAAATCTAGCCTCTCTCAAATATACCATGTCTGATTTAGAAAACTTTACTTTCTTTAAAATTCCACCTCTGGCTCCGATTTCAAAATGATAAACACCTTTTTTTGCATCTTCTTTTAGATTGCCACTGCCATTGTATTTATCCGATCCAACTTTTGGATATAGTACAAAATATTGTTGGAAGTCTTTAGAGTGCATGTTTGACTCAACTGCTTTAATCGGGAGTTTGCCACCTTTTTTATAATGACTATCAGTGTATATGATACCATCTTTACTTCGTAAACCCCTCAGTGAATCACCCCTTCCATCTCCGGCGCCTATAAATGCGGTATGTGAAAAGGTTGTTTTTTTCACATTTCTAAGGTCATAGCATTTTTCACTAAGTATATCAACTACCAATTCCCTTGTTAAATCTTTTATCATATCCATAACAGGGTAAGATTTTTTATTTCCTTTAATAACCTTTTGGGTCATAAATTCAAAAAAGCGATCAACTGAAATAGGAATTTCTGCCACGTTCATAGGAATAATAGCAGAGGGAGCTTTTGGCTTTGTTTCTATATAATCGAAACTAGGCAAGACAATGTTTATATTTTCCAAATGGCATAACCTTTTTCCAACTTCCTGATTGCTTTTTTCATCAAAATTTTGAAGTGCCTTAACATCTATTTCTTTGCTAATTTTGTTTTTAGGATGATACATTGCGTCTAGAACAGTGTGGATCAAATCACCCATAAAGAAGAAGCTGACTGTATCTTCTGCGTCCTTTAGGGAGGGTAACTGTGTAAATGTCCTTGTGGACTTCATATCTTTATCATTTAGCTTAGCTTTTGCCTGTTTGGTTATATCAGCTTCTTTCTTAGCTTCGTCTGCGGACTTGACTTTATCTTTTGCTTCTTGCTCTGGGGAAGGTGTTTTAGATTTGCCACTAGTGTGATCCTTTAGATTTCCAAAGTCTCCTTTTTTGTTTGGCCAAGTTAATTTAGGAGCCCCTTCAAAAATCTTACCACCTCTTATTTTAAACTTTCCTCCAACTTGATTCCTTTCCATTTTACAAAAATGAATATGCCCCCTCATCATCATTCTTTTCATTATAGATCTATACGATGCAAATCTAAACTCCTCTTCGATAGCGGCATATGTTGCTCTTATCTCTTTATATTGATCAATGGTACATTTTCCTTTTGTTATTAGAGAATTCAATTCTCTTCCAAACTTAGCACGGTGAGCAATTATTAAAGGTGATGAAAGCGCGTCAATGTGTTTATCCTGAAGGGCAGTCTCAAGATAGGCACGATAACTCACTTTTATTGTAAGGGTCCCGTTCTCCTTGACATCCATCTCGTGATCAACCATAGTTAAATAAAAACTTTTATTTATTCTATTGATTGCCTCGTTAACACTATCTGCCGAAACCCCAAGGTGACCTCTCTTGTTGAAGATGTCTTTTTGCTTGCCGCTAATATTATTCCACCCAATATCGACTCTTGTTCTAAAGTTTGCAGGATTCATTTCAGTATATGGGTTGTGAATTCCTTGATCTAATCTTTGTGTTGTTTCCGGGTCAGAAGGGTGCAAAAGGAGATCAATGTATCTCCATGTACCATGATCACCGGGTCGCTTCTCTATCAAGTCACTAAAACTTTGAAAAAACATTGTCAATTCAAAACCAATAGCAGATCGAGCTTCAGCAGGGTTTGTCCCCTCAAATACCCAACTTATATTCTTTATTCCGCACCCGTTACCTCTATCAAAATCAGCACCCCTAAGGGCGCTTATTCTCGCTGGGTCTTCAAAATTAGGAAATGCAACTTCCTGTTGTTTTACCTCGCAGTTTTCATTCCAAATTCTGTACAGCCTTATTTTTGGAGTGAGTGCTGAAACCAAGTCTGGTGTCAATTTCATAAAAGGTTCGATATCCTCAAGATGCGGCGCGAATAGCTGACTTAATATGTCTCTTCTTCGCAAATCTTTAGTATCTACCATCATAAATCTATTGTCAAACCAGCCGGTCTTGTGAGCGCCCTGTTTAGCGTTCCTGTCGGCAACTCTTTTATCAAGATATTTTAACTTTAAATCAGTAAAGTTTAACAGAAGAGCACACTGCTTAACGTATTTTCTCTTCTCGTTTATCTCATCCTCAGTTAGTTTATCTGGTTCCGCCTCAGTGGCTCTATTATCTGCTTTAGAGGCACCAGCAACTCCGGCAGCGAGTCTTTTATCTGAAGCTGCTTGGGCATCAAGTATTGATTGGCCGCCAAGCTCTGCCATTTGCTCTGGTGTTAATTCCTGTCCTGCTTTTTTGGCCTTATCATCCGCTTCTTTAGCATCGTTACTAAGATCAGCTATAAATTCTTCTATTAATACTCTTTGCCTAGCTGATGCATATAACTTTGCAACTGTTTCTGCACATTTATTCACATGATCGCGATATTTTTCCAGCATGGTGGTTTTCAGGGCATAATCTATTTTTTCGCCTTTTCCAATTTTGTTTTGTTCAACAAGTGTTTCCCAATTAAGCTCATCCATGAATTTCAAATATTTACCGTTTAATTCTGCTTCTATTCCATCAAATAAATCTTTTGAAATCCCTGCAACATCTGGTAAATCCCTGAGGTCGTCGACACCCTTTAGTCCATCCGGTAATTTCCAACTATATTTATGGTCCGGCCCGGCCTTTCCTTTTTTGACGGACTGTTCAACAAAAAACTGACTAAGACCGGGCAGTTTTGATAATCCGTTGACAATTGCTGGTTTGAACTTTTGATCAATCCCTCTCCATTTGGCTAAATCATTGCCGTCCGTAACGTTTTCCCATGTTCTGATATCAAGGGTGTTTGGATTCATCGCAGAAGCTCTTTTATCCATAATAGTTTGTACTTGTGTATCAAAAAAGAAAGTACTAACAGCATTTGCAATAGCTCTTGTGGCATCCTCAAACCATCCAGCAGCTTTCATATTATATTCTACATTAATCATCGCCGCATGATACGCTGTTATTGTTGCACCACCGGTCCCCTTTTGTGCGGCAGCGAAGGAGTTCTTAGAGGTAAAATTTGGAGTTGGCCCTATGATAAGGGCAGGTGCAACGATTTCAACTGGTCCTTGTAGTATTTCTTGGACTTTAGTTTTGACGTCCTTTTGCCACTGCAACGGAGATAGTGTACCAATAAATTTAGTAATACCAGTATTTTGCTTTGTAATAACGAGGTCAATATATTTTGCTTGCAATTCT